CACAGAGGAAGTTTAGTAATTAGCTTCCTCTTTGTAGGAGGTTAAAAAATGAGTTACTTAACTTCAAACGAATACGAAAGACTAGGTTTTGATGAGATAGATAATTTTGAACAGTTAGAGGAGCGTGCAAGTAGCGTTATTGACTTATACACGGACTACTTTTACAGTAATGTAGAGTTTGAATCTGATAACCCTATAAGAAAGAACGCTGTTAAGCAAGCAGTAGCATATCAAATTAATTATATGGATAGCAGCGGCATCACAACCGCAGAGGATAAAGCAAGTTTAAATAGCTTGTCAATAGGTAGAACAACAATCAATTACAGCAATAACACAACTAACGCTATTAAAGATAGCTTCAATCTCTCACAAGATACAATTAACTTACTAAATAGCGTTGGTTTTGGTTATAAAAAGGCAGTATATGATAGATAAAAGACTACTAACTGATACTATCCAAGTACAATTAATTGATGATGTTGATATGTGGGGGAAAAACTCACATAAAGAGCCTTTTACAGTGAATTTTGTAAGGTTTGATAGACTTACGATAGATAAGACTGAAAAAGCTAGTAAACTTACTAACACAGTTAGGAATAGAACAGGGAATATATTTATATATCCTAGATTTTCTAAAGTGATAGTAAATGATAGTTGGTTACAAGCACAAATTACAGACGAGCATGGAACTTACGAAGTAGTAAGTTATCAAGTTAATTACTTTAATGGTAAGGTCTTCTCATACGAGGTTAATGTTATCTAATGAGTATTACAGTTAGTTACGACATAACCAAATTAGAACGTAGTGTTACTTATGGTGCTATGAAAGAAGCCCAGTTCAAAGTAGCAGAACAGGTTGTAATGGATTCAGAACGTTACGTACCGCAAAGAGGCGGTACTCTTGTTGGTACCGGGATGGCATATAGCGGTTACGTTGTATGGAATACAGTATATGCGAGAGCACACTACTTCGGTACAAATGGTATTGTTACATTTAGAAAATATTCAGTTCCTGGAACTGGTACTAAATGGGTAGAAAAAGCAGCAGCAAGTAACATGAAGAACTGGGAAGAAGTAGCATTGAAAGGACTTAATTTAAAATGATAACAAATAACGATTTTCAAATAGTTCTATGTAATTATGTAAACACACTTAACTTAGGATTAAAAGCTAGAATAGACTACTTTAACGAGAAAGACGACTTAGTTATTAATCTTATAAGCGGTGGAAGAGTAGAACAACTATTTATGGACGGCTCACAAGAAATTAGCTTACCTTACGAGATAGCAGTAAAGAGTAAAGACAATCAACGAGCAAATGCTATTATATGGACTATTCACAGCTATTTATCACAATTTGGAATAAAATTACCTAGTTTAAATAATTCGTATCAATTTTTAGAAATGGAAATAGCCAAGCCATCTATCAATGGACAAGATGAACAAGGCTTTTTCATTTACACACTTACATTAACAGCAAAATTAGAAATTAAAGGAGATTAATTAATGGCAAGACAAAAGAACGCACTTAGAAAGCATTATGTAGCAGTATTTAACCCTGCTAACCCAACAACAGCGCCACAAAAAGCAGATTATAAGCTATTAGCTAAATACATTAAAACAGTAAACGATGAAACAGATGAAGATACTGACGACATTGCATACTATGACGGAGACGGGACACCAGAAGAGGTAGTAGTATCTGTTAAAGCTGGTTTCTCATTCGAGGGGAACTACGATGTTGAAGATGAAGCGCAAAAACTAATTGCAGGACTTCGCTATAAAGTTGGAGATGAGCGTAAAGTATGGTTTAAAGTGGTAAGCTCTGACAACAAAACACAATGGGAGGCTGTTGCCATCGCTAGTGGAATCAAAGCAGGAGATGGAGATGCTAACGAATTTGAGAACTTTGAATGTACTCTACGCTGGGTTACATTACCAAAAGAAACAGCAGTAGTTTAATTTAGATAATTTAGGAGGATAATTTAACATGGTAGTAATTAAAAGATACGAAAACACAATTCCAGTAGACTTTGGAGAGTTTACTTTAAATTTTGCTGTAAATGATAAAAACTTAAAAGAGCTTGACAGATTAGGAAAAGAACTAGGAAAGCTAGAAGAACAAGCTACTAACATGAAAGGAACAACAGAAGACTTAGATACAATCTTTAACATGAGTAAAGATATATGGACATCACTATTTGATGAAGATGTGTTCACTAGAGTTTATAGCTTAGCTAATGAATCTAGTATTTCTTGCTTATTATTTGCGATTCAAATGATTAAAGGTTTACTTGAAGAAATCGGGAACACTTATAAAAAAGAAAAACTATTAAGATATCTTGAAGACTAATCATGTTAAATTTATCACAAAAACTAGAAGATAATTTAATAATCGGAAGTAACAGTTATCCTCTTGACTTATCCTTTGGTAAAGTGTTAAGAGTGATTGAACTTCTTCAAGATAAAGATATACAAGAGGAGATAAAGCCTTATGTAGCGTTGCAAATGCTAACTGGTGCTAATTTCTCAAATTTTGACTTGATTGAAGTAAACGAAATCTTAGAAGAAGTGTTCAAAGAACACATTGTCAACGAAAAAACACAAGCAATTGAATATGACTTAGCAGGCAACCCTATGCCTGTACAACAAAAGAAAGAGGAGGAGCGAGTATATAGTCTAAAGTATGATGCGGATTATATATTCGCGTCTTTTTTTCAGGCTTATGGAATCGATTTAATCGAGGAAAGACACAAATTGCATTGGAAAAAGTTTAATGCTCTGTTAAATGGACTTCCTAGCGATACTAAATTCATGGAAGTATTGAAGATACGTAGCTGGAAACCAAGAAAAGGAGACAGCGCAGAGTATAAAGAAGACATGAGAAAACTACAACAAGAATATGAACTTCCTTACGAAGAAGATCAATAAATTATCTTAAAGAATAAACAAGAAAGGAGGTTGAATATATGGCAGTAGGTAAAGTAAAAATAGATGTTGACTTAACAGGAGAAAAGGCAAAGTCTGGAATAAAAGGAATTAAAGATTCACTAGAGGGGCTTAAAAGTGCAGGACAAAAGACAGGCTCTCTATTTAAAAGCGTGTTAGGTGCTAATTTAGTTAGTGCTGGTATTGGTAAAGCAATAGGTAGTGTTACAAGTGGTGTTAAAAGTATGATATCAGAGCTTAACAATTCATCTAAAGCATGGCAAACATTCGAAGGTAATATGCAAATGTTGGGGAAAAGCACAAACGAGATACAAGCCGCAAAAAGCGCTATGCAGGATTATGCAACCAAAACTATCTATAGTGCATCTGACATGGCGCAAACTTACTCACAATTAGCAGCAGTAGGAATAGAAGGAACTGACAAACTAGTTACTGGGTTCGGTGGACTAGCAGCAGCTGCAGAGAATCCAACTCAAGCTATGAAAACGTTAAGTACTCAAGCGGTGCAAATGGCTGCGAAACCTAAAGTAGCATGGCAAGACTTTAAACTTATGCTTGAACAAACACCAGCAGGGATTAGTGCGGTAGCTAAAGAAATGGGAATGTCTACAAGTGAACTTGTTCAGGCTGTACAAGAAGGAAAAGTTAAAACAGAAGACTTTTTCAATGCGATTAAGAAAGTTGGAAACAATGAGTATTTTGCAAAAATGGCAACTGAATTTAAAAGTATAGACCAAGCTATAGACGGTGCAAGAGAATCAATAGCTAACAAACTACAACCAGCTTTCCAAAAGCTAAATAAATTCGGAATTAAAGCTATTTCTGGATTAGTAAATGCATTAGATAAAATAAACTTTGACGGCATGGCAGAGAAGCTAGGTAGCTTTTTAGATGGTATCGATATAGATGGGATTATCAACAAAGTAGTTAGCGGAGTATCGTTACTGACTAGTACCATGAAAAAGATGTGGGATGCATTCAGAGATAGCGGCGCTCTTACTGCAACGGTTAACGCCCTTAAAAGTGTTGGTAGCGCAATAGCTAACGTAGTAAGTGCCTTAGCTAATAGCGGTGTATTATCTGTTGTAGCTA